ACTGAATTACCATCTTTTAAAATAAAGAAACCATTTGTGCCGTAAGTAACTGTTGGTGATGTATTTATCTTCCATTCACCAGTTGTGCTGTCTGTAGAACCAAATGTAGAAGCATCATAAGCATAACCATCTGTATAGTGAAAATGAGATATACAACCATCAAAGTATTGATTATTAGAACCTCTCCATCTTCCAATATCTATGTAAGCATTAGCATTATGACCTATATTTAAATCTGCGTTTTGTGTTGGATAAGTATAACTTGCTTCAGATTGTAATTCCCCATTAATATAAACTTTTAATCTATCTGTATTAGTTGATTGCGTTGTATCCATCTTTACTAAGAAATGATACCAAGAGTTAGGATCTCTTAGTTTTCTAGTTCCATCATATCTAGCATTATTACTACCACCTGTTTGGTCTGCAAACTGAATACTATCTCCTGAGAATTTAAATACTGTTATATTGTTTGAAACAGAAGTATTTTCATAACTAAACCATCTTTGATCACTATCAAAACCACCACCTCTTTTAACCCACAAACTAATTGTAGCTTTTTTTCTGCTTCCTACACTTGAAATTTGTCTTGTTAAATATGTTGTAGCCATTAGTTAAATTGTCCTCCACCTGTTGCTCCAAATGAGCTTGTTAATGAAAATTCTCTATCTGCTGTTTGATTTTCAGCATCTGTTATTCTGATAGTAAAAGTATAAGTTGTTGGTGTTGTACTTGAACCACCGAAATCACTTGTTGTTATCACACCTGTCGCTGAATTTAAAGTACAATTAGCTTGTGAGGCATTTGTTAATACACTTGTTGTTTCAGAAAAAGCTATTGTTGAATCTGAAGAACCAGCAATCGTTGCTACAGTTCCTGAAAAATCACCAGCTATAGTTCCTAATGACCCAGCATTTGTAGAAAAACTTGGAGCTGTTGAAGCTGTAATAATTGCATTGGCACTTCTTCCTGAATTACCATCATCAAGTTCTATTCTTACATAGTAGTTTCCTAATGCTAAAGTTGCATTAACAGATAAAGTTGTAGCATTTGTTAAACTAACTGTGTTAGCTGTTGTAACTGAACCATCTGATTTTATAAATTCTACTCTTGGTATTCCTGAAAAATTTGTTCCTGTAATATTAATTGTTGTGGCTGTTGCAGGAGCTATGGTTTGAGCTACGTTAGCAACAGTTGGTTTAGTTTCTGTAGGAACTTCTGCAAAAGATAAATTACCTGAACCATCTGTTTTTAAATAATAATTATTAGTAATAGATGAGGGTAAAGTTAAAGTATAAGATTGACCAGCACTATGTGGAGGTGCTTTAATTTTTACACCATGTGAATTTTGTGAGCAGTTTAATTGTATTTGACCATCATTAGAACCACCATCACCACCAGCAACTAATCCATTGTAAACTGTTGTAACATTTGCACCAGTTAATGTTTTAGATGCCATTGTTGTAGGTAATCTTGCATCAGCTAATGTGCCTGATGTAATAGATGTAGCTGCAATCGCTGCAACATTAAATGTACCAAAACCAACAAGATCAAGAATATCCCCAGCAGTTGCACCTGATGCTAGAACTACTGATGTGCCTGATGTAATAGTTACGTCAGTACCATTGACTAATTTTACTCCATTTAAATAACAATCAATAAAACCTGCATCATAAGCTAATGTATTTCCATTATCATCTGATCCTGTAAATGTTGTTTGATTAGCTGAAGCTGTGTATTTAAATCTAGCTGATGTACCATTAACAGTTGAACCTGCTGCTGCCCAGCCAGATGATTTATAAACTTTTAATTCGTTAGCTGTTGTATCAAAATATAAATCACCAACATCTAATGATGATGATGGAGCAGATGAAGCAACTCTGTATCTTTCAGCAAAACTATTTACTCCTGAAATGTTTGTAGCAACAGTTGTAACATTAGCTGAGTTTGAAGCTAAAGTATTTAATCCACTTATCGCTGCAAGTGTATTCATATCAGAAACTGTTTGTGTAGTTCCTAATGTATTCATATCTGATACTGCGTCTGCTGTACCTAATCTTTCTATCTCAGTTGCTTTAGATGCTACTGTTGTTACCTCTGTAGCTTTTGGAACTAATCTATGAAATGTATATGTGTGTTGAGTTGTTGTTGATTCTACTAAGATACCAAACCCAGCCGCTAAAGTTTCACTTGCACCTAGTCCATTTAAAGTTACAGTTGAGTTTCCTACAGTACCATTTGCTATGGTTATAACACCTGAACCACTAGCTGTATGACTACTTGCTAGTGCTTTAACACTTACGATTGTACCTACACCATTATTAACGTCAGGGTTTACATTTGGAAAACTTGTTTCGTTTGCTATGGGAACAAAACCACCAACATCATCTACAAGGTCAATAACTCTTGCATCTATTGCTGCTGTTGTTGCTATAAAGCTATCATTACTAGTCCAAGATTGACCTGAGTTTATAAGCTCAGATGTATCAGCATTTATAAATCTACTGTTAGCTGCTGATGTTGTATAGAAAGTATTATCATCAGGTGTGTGACCTGATTGTTCTGAATTAATTATTATAGCTGCATCTGCTATTTTAGCTATTGTAACTGCATCGTCTGCTATTTTAGCTGTACTTACCGAATCACTTGCAAGTTTTGCTGCTGTTACATTTGCATCTGTAATCTTAGCAGTCGTTATTGCATCATCAGCAATTTTAGTTGTCGTTACAGCACTAGCATTTATCTTTGCTTCAGTTACTGCATTAGCATTTACTTTTGCAGCTTCAACTGCATTTGTTGCTAGTTTAGCAGCAGTAACATTTGCATCTGTTATTTTTACTGTTGTAACTGAATTAGATTTTAAATTTGCTGCATCAATAACATCTGTTGGTATTGAATTATTTGTTTGAGATAAAGCACCTATGTAAACATTTGTTATAGCTTCACTTGATAATGAGCCACTATCCCAAGTTACATTTACAGTTGTATTAGAAGAAAAAGATGAACTAGCTATTGTACCAAAAATAGTACCAGGTGTTGATGCAATTAATTTTATTCTTCTACCTGCATGATAGATAGAAGTAACATCTGAACCATTTATTGTAAAAGAAGTTGCACTTGCATAAGCTGCTGTGTAAGTTCCATCACCATCTCCATATTCAATCCATTGTGCATCATTAAACCAATCTCTTGTATTTTTCATTAATGCTCTTAAAGCATTATTAAGATTTGAAGGTAACATACCCTCACCAATATTTATGGTATTAAGTGTAGTATTACTTGATTGTGTTGTTGAATAATCTTTTATATTGCTTGTCATCTAATCTCCCAAAAACCAAGAATATGCTTTATTGTTTTCTGTGTTCTTCTCATTTATCAATGTATTAATTGCTTCCTCAATTTGTCTTTGAAAAAACTCTTGTGTTTCAAAACTATATCTAACATTATCAATATCAGTTTTATCGGTCATCTTAAACCTATTCTTGAAGCTGTTAAATCTACACCTTGTGCATGAGTCCAAGCAACACCACTTGGTGTAACAACTTTTATCTTAAAATATCTACCAGATTGTCTTACAGGATTATCTCCACTTGTCACCATAGTAGATGAAGTTGATTCTGTATCTGAATCGGCTAATCTTTCTTTGCTTTTTATGGTAACAGTAGCTTCTGCATCAACAATCGGTCTGATGTTGGTTATACTACTTCTGTGTCCTGGAAACAACTCTAATTGTCTTGTTTCTATAGTTCCTTGATTTTGAGTTCCTGAGAATATAGAGGCTTTAAAATTATTGTCTATTGCACCTAATAATTTCTGACCACCATTCCAAAATGCAGTATCTAAAGCAATATTTATTTGTTCTAAGTTTTCAGACAATAAATCCATTGTTTCTACTGTGTATGCACCCACAAACTGTGAGAATATTGTACTAGCACTAGCATCAGCCGTTGACCATTTTTGTGTAGCATAATTATAAATAATAATTTTATCACAAATACCAGTTGTGTTTGCTGTGTCTTGAGCTGATGGATATAGCCACATAGCAAGTTGATTAAAAGGATCTACTGCTGCACATATTCTATCAGAAAAGGCTTTGTTTAAATCTATGTCAAAAAATCTGTTTACTTTTTCTGCACCTATTGCTGTTACTTGATCTCCATTTATTTCAAAAAAACCATCATCTGCGTAAAAGAAAACTCTACGATTATCTTGACAAACTGTTCTACCAAGTACAGCACCTCTATTAGGAGATATAACTGATAATCTAAATACTGTTGCTCCACCTACATAGTCCATACGAATGATTTGATTTTGTCTAAAGACATAACCAATCTCTCCAGATGTTATGTGAACTATTTGTCCTCCTGATCCTGGTAAGTCTTGTATGTCTGATTGTTTTGTTCCAGGCTCCCAAGTTGTAATATCATTTATACCTGACCATTGTATTCTATTAGATGAGTTTGATTGATTACCTGTAACTAAAAAATCTCTTATAACACCTGATACTTTAAAAACAGGAACTGTTCCAGATGTTCCTATTGATGAAAGATTTGCAAAATTAGTTGATGTACCCATTAAATAATATTGAGGTGCATCTACTCCGTTACTTGCAATCACATGATTACCAAATTGTGTAAATGTAAAATAATCATCATTGTTACCTGTGAGTGATGATTTTCTTGATGTAAATGTTCCTGAAGCTAATTGAAATATATCTGTATTAGTTGCAACAAAATTAAATACAGTATTAGTTCCATCTCTAAATGAACCTGCACCTCTTGAGTTTGCTGATATGTTATTACTTGAGTAAGCTACTAATGAAGGAAATCTTTTATAAGATGAAGCTGCAAAATAAACATTGTTTGCTGTGATAGCACCAGGATTTAAATATTCAGGTTGATCTGGTAGCCATTCGCCAAAAGGTAATTGCATTCTTTCCTCTAGTTATTGTTTGTTGCCACTCTGTAACTATCATTAAATGGTGCTGAAACTGTAG